ACGATTTTACCGCTCGATTACAACGTCAAATTATGCAAAGACGGTGTAAGTCAATTTAGTGGTCAAGACGGGAAAGTAAACTATTGGATTGCCTTAGAAAGCACATCTGAATTTTAGACTTATATTATGATATGCGTGATGACTTTTTATGGGTGGAAAAATACAGACCAAGTAAACTTGATGACGTAGTTCTACCCCAAGACATAAAAGACCGATTTGAAGCATTTATTTCAAACGGCAATATTCCTAACCTTTTGCTATCGGGTTCTGCGGGCGTTGGTAAAACCACCGTGGCCAAGGCCATGCTTGAAGAACTTGGGTGTGATTACATTGTGATCAATGGCTCTCTTAGTGGCAACATTGACACGTTGCGTGTCGAAATCAAAAACTTTGCGTCCACAGTTTCTTTCCAAGGGGGTCGAAAGTATGTGATTTTAGACGAAGCTGATTACCTGAATACAAATTCAACGCAACCAGCGCTGCGCAATTTTATGGAAGAATTCTCCAAAAATTGTGGCTTTATTTTAACGTGCAACTTTGTCAATAGAATCATTGAGCCTTTACGATCAAGATGTTCCCATGTGGAATTCACCATTAAGTCTGAAGATAAGCCAAAAATTGCAAGTGGATTTTTCAAACGTGTGATTCATATTCTTGACCAAGAAGGTGTAGATTTCGATAAAAAGGCTGTAGCAGAAACGATCAATGCCTATTTTCCCGATTTTCGTAAAGTGTTGAATGAACTCCAACAGTATTCTGTGACAGGTAGTATTGATTCTGGAATATTGTCACGCTCTACCAATCAACAAATTGGTGAGCTCATTGCACTACTCAAGGAAAAAGACTTTAAAGGCACTCGCCAATGGCTTGTGGAAAACCTCGATAATGAAACTGCCCACATCATTCGAAGTTTATATGACCACATTAAAGAGCACTTACAACCGGCTAGTGTGCCACAGTTAATTCTAATACTTGCACGCTATCAATATCAGTCGTCTTTTGTGGCTGATCAAGAAATCAACATGATGGCGTGCCTAACAGAAATTATGGCCGATGTCGATTTTAAGTAAACCCTTTGACTTTGTAAATGCGATCAACTTTACAAAGCAAGACTTAATGACGGGCACAGAAAATGATGAACTAGCAGAAAAAATTTATGACCCGTATCTAACCAATAGAAGTCTTTCATACTTTGTTGATACCATAGAGTTAGCCAATATTATGAACATGGCTTCCCACCTCGACAAACGATTACAGTTTGACTATTTGCTAAATACTGTACGAAAAAGAAAACGCTATTCTAAGTGGCTAAAAAAACAGAACATAGCCGATTTAGAAGCAATAGCGAAATTTTTTGGGTATTCGATGCCAAAGAGTCAAACCGCCCTCAAAATTTTGACCAAGCAGCAACTAGAAAAAATTAAACTAACCTTGGTGACTGGTAAACAGTAATGGTCGAAAATCTTGTTGAGGTGTTGTTGGGTGAGCCCGACGACTTCCTAAAAATTAGAGAAACCCTAACTCGCATTGGTGTTTCTTCAAAGAAAAATCAAAAATTATATCAAAGCTGTCACATTCTTCATAAGAAGGGCAAATACTATATTGTGCACTTCAAAGAACTTTTTATGCTCGATGGCAAACCTTCAAATTTTGATGCTGTTGACGTAGCACGTCGTAACACGATTGCGAATTTGCTTGAAGAGTGGGAATTGCTGACGATTGTTAACCCGGGAATGACCGAAGAACCCGTGTGTTCAATCAATCAAATCAAAATTATTTCACATTCCGAAAAGGGAAATTGGGAACTTGTGCCTAAATACAACATAGGTCGGCGATAACGTTGGCCTTACGAATTGCCCGAAATACGGGGATTCAAACATAACAAAACAGTAACTTGCTTAAAACTAAGGAGTGCTATGTACACATGTTGTAAATCAACAATGTCGGTTGATCCAAAAAATATCATGTTCAACCGACTCGATTCGCTTATTTCCGAAAGCAGAATCCAAGGTAACTACCCACCATTTAATCATGTCAAAGTGGATGACGAAACACACAGGTTAGAAATAGCCGTTTCGGGATTCACTAAGAATGAATTGAAAGTCACCACCAAAAATGGCTTACTTACTGTGACCGGTGAAAAAGCCGGTGATGACAAGACTGAATACTTACACAAGGGTATATCTAGTCGCAAATTCATTCGTTCATGGAAATTAGCCCCAGAGGCTAAGATTGAAAAAGTGTCCTTAAAAAGGGGCATACTTTCCATAGATGTCTTTACAGAGATACCTGAATCCTTGAAAACTAAAGATTATGAAATCAATGCAAAAGCTGATTCAGATTCTAAGGAATTTCTGCAAGACTAATCTTGAAGAAGGGGCGGGGGCTATACAAGAGCCCCCTACCTTCAACACACAGTCTTATGAGCAAATTTCGAAATATGTGACTTGGAAAGAAGCCACCAAGTCGCAGACTGCGGTAAGACTACAACTTGATAACACGCCTAAGAATCCGTCACATATCTTGAATATGCGACATGTCGCTGAAACTATTTTTGATCCAGTGCGTGAATTTAACGGTGGACCATTATATGTGTCTTCATTCTACCGATCTATTGAGCTCAATGAAGCCATAGGTGGCTCACCAAGAAGTCAACATTGCAAAGGCGAAGCGATTGATTTAGACGCTGATGTGTATGGGGGCAAAACAAATCAAGAAATTTTTGAATTTATTCGCGACAATCTTGATTTTGATCAACTCATTCACGAATTTGGTGAAGAAGAAAATCCTGCTTGGGTGCATGTATCGTGTAAGTACGACACACAGCAAAATCGCGGCTCAATTCTTAGAGCCTATAAAGAAAATGGGGTAACAAAGTATAAAAAATGGCTATAAAAGGACTAAGACTATTAAGTGGCGAAGAAATTCTAGGTGATGTAACTGCACTAGAAGATGGGGTTTCCATTAAAAACCCATGTGCATTGTCTTTTGGGCAAAATCCGCAGAAGCCTACCCTGTCATTTGTTCCTTTACTACCTCATGCTGTCGAAGATGTAGTATCTATATCAAATACAATGATTGTGTTTCAATACACACCTATGGAGCAGTTGGTCAACAAGTGGAATGAAATTTATGGTAATGGATTGGTCATGCCTAACAGCGACCTTCAACTTTAAGTGCTCATAGGGTGATAGGCCTAGGGTCATAAAGGCTCTAGGCCTTTTTTTATGCAAGATTTGAAATACTACACAAACGTCCGCACGATTTACAATCGACTCTTTGTCACAGGGTATGACGCTCATGGCAAGAGATTTCGTGAAGGCTATATGGATTTTACTCCAACACTTTGGGTGAACTCCCAAGAGGGCTCAACGTGGAAAACGATATATGGTGAGTCTGTTAAGCCCATAGAGTTTGAGAATATCCGTGAAATGCGTGATTTCGTCAAGAACTACAAGGATGTTTCCAATATGACCATTTATGGAAACATTGCCCCCGAGTACATGTACATTTCATCGCTTGGCGATCAATCCTATGACATCGATCAAATCCGTGTTGCCAATATTGATATTGAAGTGGGATCTGAAATGGGATTCCCTGATCCAAAGCTCGCTTCGGAAAAATTTACGGCTATAACAGTACACATTGACAAGACGTTTCATGTCTTTGGTATTGACCATTTTGAAACAGATCGCGAAGATGTGGAGTATTACTATTGTGCAGACGAAAACATCCTAGCAGAAAAGTTTTTGTCATTTTGGGAAAAAATGGATGCTGACATCGTGACTGGTTGGAACGTTGAAATGTTTGATATTCCATATATCGTCAATAGAATTCGTAAGCTTTTGGGTGACAAGGCAGTGAAACGGCTTTCCCCTTTTGGTGTAGTGGATGAAAAAAGAACCAACCGCATGAAAAGGGAAATACAGATTTATGACCTCGTGGGTATATCCACGATTGATTACCTTGACTTGTATAAGTGGTTTACCTATGTGCCACAGGAAAGTTTTAGGCTCGATGCGATTGCCAATTATGAGCTTGGCGAACGCAAACTTGACTATTCAGAGTATGAAAATTTGCACCAACTCTACAAACACGATTATCAAAAATATATTGAGTACAATATTCGTGATGTTGAGTTAGTCAACCGTATTGAAGAAAAAAACAAGTTGATGGAATTGGCTATTGTTATGGCCTATGAATTCAAAGTGAATTATGCTGATATTTTCATGCAAATTCGCATGTGGGATTCTTATCTATATGACACGCTTCGTCGTCAAAATATGGTAGTGCCACCTAAGACAGACCAAGCCAAAGTGAATTTTGCTGGTGGCTATGTTATGGAACCCACCCCGGGTGCATATGATTGGGTTGTAAGTTTTGACCTAAACTCTCTTTACCCACACCTCCAAATGGGTTTGAACATAAGCCCCGACACATTGCGTGCTGATCTTGGCCGTGAAACTCTTGATATAGATGACGTGATTGAGCATGGTCTAAGTGATGACATCAAGCAAACATGTAAGAAGCATAATGT